GGGCAAGCACATGGAACATGTGGGCGAGACTCACACCATCCTTTCTGTCGTCAAGGGCGATGTGAAGTGGGCGGGACTACCGTTTTTGAATTGGAAGTGATTTTTTGACCGAGACTTGGAAGGAAATGGAGAAAGCCCAAAAGAGGCTTTTGGATGAAATCAAGGAATTGAAATCACGAGTCGCAGACCTTGAAACCATCATTGACGAGATTCCCAACATCGGGAAGGTTTTCGGGGCTGTCAAGGAGTTGCAGGAACAACACGAAGCACCAGCGAACAAATTCACCCACTATATTGGAGGTTAATTTCATGGCAAAAACAAACATCAGCAACACCCGACTTAAGCGCATGTTGAACATCACCAAGCGCAAGCAGACCGTCAACGGCAAGCAACAGGCGCAGGTTGAATCCTGTGTATTAGTCTGTGAGGAAAACACCGCACGAATATGCAGCCTAACCCGCGACTTGACTGGACTCACCGAAGTCACCACTGCATGCGTTGGTGGCGGCTCCTTCCCCATTCCCGACATTGACCGTGTGCTTGGGGTTCTTGCTTTGCATGGAGAAAACCTCACTATTTCTTGGGAGGCTGGCAAGTTGCGCTTCAAGTCGGCTGGCAAACAAACCACACTTGATGCTTCTTTTGACGCAAAAGCATTTACTCACAGTCAAGAAAGCATCATGGATTTCATGGTCCGCTCGCAATCTCTCGCAGACAAAATCAACGCCAACATGGGAACATACACCTTAAGCGACGGAACCAAGCAACATTCGTTCTGTGCTTTTTCGGTAAATGTAGCCGACCTTTACGATGCTTGCCGATGCGACACCATCAACGGCCAACGCCTCAACCGCTACACCTTCAAGGTTGATTTGGAAGAAAGTCTTGATATTGAAATCACCGTTGGTGACCCGACGCTCGGACAAACGACCAGCATCATCACCGTTGAGAATCCGACGACACAACCGATTCATCCGGACTGTGCTTTCACTTGGGACTTTGACGGTGGCCTTGACGAATTGTTCAAGGGTTTTACCGGCAAAGCAACTTTGAATTTCTTTGACTTCCGTGAACACGGTCAAGGCATCCGTTTTTCCGTTTCCTTCGGCAACGGCGAATGGGCTTGGGCGGCAGGAATATTGAAGTGAACAACATGGGGGTTTGGTCAAGGTTTTGGTCCTAAAGATGCGAAGTCCTCCGACTGACCATAGGGGTTGTGCATTCCCCTTGCATCTTTACCCCGCCTGTTGTTTGAGGTTTTTATTATGACAGAAGCACAGAAGGTTAGGAATGGCACTATGAAGTTATTGAGCGACGAACAGGTTTCCCATCTTTTGGAGCGCATGGGTGACAGACCATCTATGCGTCGGGTGTATCTCAAGTTGGCTTGTCTCGCTGTTCTTCGTTATGACGCTAATGGAAGATATTTGAACGCTTCACAGATAGTGGCTTTAGCGGAAAAGTATTTGCCAAAAACCGTTGGTATGAGCGCACAACAGGTCGGGACTATTCTTGGGACTCTTTGTAGGATGAAAATTGTCAATCGTTCTTACGAAAGACCTCATACCTACTGGTGGAGGGATAAATGATGTGGTATGACTGTAAGTCTTGCGGTAAAAGAAAATACACATCATGGTCAAAAAGGAAGGGGCCGGTGAAGTGCGCTCGCTGTTGCCGCTTGGAAAGGGAGGGTCGTCTTGAGTCGCAGTCCCCGTAAATGCCTTCGTCGCTGCACGGGCTGTGGCGTGGAGAGAATGACATCTATGACTAACCACAAAGTAATGACCGCAGGTGTTAGGCGGCAGTGTGGGATATTTAGGGTGGCTGACCGTTAAGGTATCAATGGTTTTATATTGTATGCAGGTGTGGATATAACATGGTTGAAGTGGTTGACCCTAACAGCGGCGAATGGGTTCGTGTGTGCGATGCACAATTTACGGAATCCGGTTTCCAAAGACACGAAATCAACAGTGGAGACGGGGATGTTCTCGTCGTTGAAATCAAACACTTCATTAAACCGGCTAAACCACTGTATCACCGAAAGGAGTGGTTGGAGGAAGAATATATCGGTAAAAATAGAACGATGGCCGAGATTGCAGGACAATTCGGGATTACACCGATGAGTATTCACCAATGGCTCGTCAAGCATAACATTCCAACAAGAGGCCGTGGACGACGAGCGTGAAACCCTTATAAACCTACACGGTAAGGGTCATTTATGATTGTGGAGCAAGTAGGACGCAACGATGTGTTGGTTCGTTATCGTGATGCCAACAACAACCGACAACAAACGGCAATCAAAGACAGACTTCCCTATCTCTATCTTCGTGATGAAGATGCACAGTTTGTTCACGAGCAGAAGGAGTCGGGCTACACAGGCGTTTTCGGTGAACCTTTGACGAAGGTCACTTGTTATACGACGGACGCTGTTCGCAACATTGCTAAGACCGGTCTTTCATGGGAAGGGAACATCCCGTTCACGAATCAAGTGTTGACGGCTCGTGTGAAGGGTGGCGACAAACCCTTTCCTTCCTACAAACATCGCGTTTGGTATCTTGACGGCGAATGGAAAACAGATAGCGGTCAAATCACGATGCTTACGGTCTATGATAATTTTACCGAAAATCTGTATTCTTGGGCGGTTCTGCCTAATGGTGTTGCGTTGAATGCTGAACAAACAGGCAAGAAAGACTTCCTGTTTGATGCCAACGGAAACAGATATGATTACGATACTCCTGTTCTTCTTTTCAACACGGAAGCCGAATTGCTTACCCACTTCACGGCGTTTATGCGAAAGCAAGACCCCGACATCATCACCGGCTGGTATGTCGCTGGTGCAGACTTGAAGCAAATCGTTGAGCGGTGCAACAAAGTGGGCGTTCGTGCGTCTAACATGTCGCCTCTCAACCGCATTCGCTACGACTTCGGTGATTGGGCGCAACCCATCGTCGGACGGAATGTCATTGACTTGCGCCTCGCTTTCCCTAAGTTGTGGGAGTTGAAGAATGGCAAGTTGCCAAATTACAAATTGGGTGATGTTGCTTGGGAATGTTTAGGGGAAAAGAAAACCGAATTGTCCGACGGACACGACACCTACTACAGCGACCCAATTCTTTACCTTGAATACAACCGACAGGATGTGCGCTTGCTTCCTCGTTTGAACAGACTCGTCAACGCTTTGGAGTATTTTATTGCGGTCCAACATATCTCTCAATGTGAAATCCGTAGCACCCCGTTCATCACGCAGGTCTTTACCTGCCTTGCTTTGGGCGACCCCGATTTCAAGAAACAAATCCCTTCCAAACCAATGTTTGACAAGGTGAATTATGACGGCGCAATCGTCATGGACGGAGAGAAGGGTATTTACCAAAACATCGGTATTTTTGATGTAAAAGCAATGTATCACAGCAACGCTGACCTCCACAATATCTCATGGGACACGCTTTCTCACGGCGGTAAGGACTGTGGGAATGGGACTCGGTTCTCACAGGAGAAGAAGGGGTTGTTGGTGCGACAGATGGACAACATGACGGTTCTCCGTGACCACTACAAGCAACTGATGAAGGATGCTACAACGGACGAAGAACGGGTGCGCTATGACGCCCTGCAATACGCCACGAAGTCTCTCGTCGCATCCATGTATGGCGTTGCTGGCGATTCCAAGTATGGGCTGTATCACCCCGACATCGCCGCCGCAATCACTTTTACCTCAAGACAAACCTTGCTCAAGTTGAAGGAAGTTGCCGAGGACTTAGGACATCCTGTGGTCTATGGACACACCGACTCGGTGATGTGTAGGGTTAGGAATCCCGACGATGGCGAAATCTCGCTCCACGAAATAAACGCTCGGATGCACCCCATCATCGTGCAATTTGAGAAGTGGTCGTCGTCATTCATCCTCATGGAGAAGAACCGCTACGCTGGTCTCGTGTGTTGGACGGACGGGGAAAGCCATCAACCCAAGCGGTATGTGAAGGGTATTGAGTTGAAGCAAAACCGGATGCCTCCCGTGATGAAGGACGCTATGGGTAAAGTCATTGACGGCATCCTCGGCGGTTATCACGAAGAACAAGTCACATCCCCGTTGGTTAAACTGATTGATGAAATAATTGCGGGAAAAACAAACGACATGGATTTGTGTATGAAAGGTAAGTTGGCTAAGAATCTCAACGAATACCGAAGTGTTAGTGGTTCTGCTGCTGGCGCACAGTGGGCCAACAGGACACTCGGAAAGGGTTATCGTGCCAACGATTATTTCCTTGTGGCTATTGACCCCAAGGGACAATACCTCGCCTTTGACGACCCGTCGGAGATTGAGGGTATCGCTGAAATTGGTTATCGCACAATGGTTGAAAGATTTATTGTCAAGAAGGTTTTACCTTATTACGAAGTTGCGAAGTGGGATATTACCCCCCTGTATCGCGCTGTTGAAGGCAAATCACGGATGGCTTGGTTATGAGATTGTTTGAAGGCGACTGTTTGAGTGTGTTGAAGGGACTTCCCGACGACTCGGTGGATAGCATCGTCACCGACCCTCCATACGGACTTTCTTTTATGGGAAAGAAATGGGACTACGATGTTCCCTCGGTTGAGGTGTGGCGTGAATGCCTTCGTGTGTTAAAGCCCGGAGGACACCTACTGGCCTTCGCTGGCTCTCGCACTTATCACCGCCTCGTCATCAATGTTGAGGACGCTGGCTTTGAGATTCGTGACCAAATCATGTGGGTCTATGGTTCGGGTTTCCCGAAGTCGCAAAACATCAGCAAGGCGATGGACAAAGCCGCAGGTGCGGAACGAGAAGTGATTGGTGACGACCCACAAATCGCCAAAAGAAATAAGAAAACCAGCAAGTTTGGAGGAATATATGGTTCAATTGATGATGTCCCTTCTGTTCCTTTAACAAAACCCACTACACCCGAAGCACAACAATGGGATGGTTGGGGTTCAGCCCTCAAACCCTCCCATGAGCCTATCGTAGTCGCTCGTAAGCCCCTTATTGGCACACTTGTTGCGAATGTGCTTGAACACGGCACAGGCGGCTTGAACATTGACGCTTGCCGAGCAGAAGGCGGTCGCTTCCCCGCTAATTTTATTCACGATGGCTCGGATGAAGTCGTGAGCCTGTTTCCCGAATCCAACGGCGGTGCGGCCCCTGCAAGAACACTTACCCCCGCAGGTCAACACTACGAAGGCGGATGGGGCAACATGACGCGTGAATCACGGATTGAGTATGGCAACGGTTCTGCCGCACGATTCTTTTACTGCGCTAAAGCGAGCAAGTCCGAGCGCAACGCTGGACTTGAAGCGTTTGAGAGCAAGAAGTCCCAACACAACGCAGGTGGTATTGGGAGAAAAGTAAGTGTGGAGAAGCGACTTGAGCAGGGCAAGGAGAACGCCCCGATGATGAAGAATATCCATCCTACCGTCAAGCCTGTGGACTTGATGAAATACCTTTGTCGCTTGGTCACGCCACCGGAAGGTGTTGTGCTTGACCTATTCATGGGAAGCGGGACTACGGGCATAGCCGCTAAGATTGAAGGTTTTAATTTTATCGGAATAGAAATGGATAGGGAATATCTCGCCATAGCAGAAGCCCGAATAGGATATTGGGTTGAAGAGGCGGAGGCTACCTACAAGACCCTACACAACTGGCTTTAGTCAAGTTTATATTGTGTGCAGGTATGGAAGGAGTTGAAGGGCCATGAACGGTGTGCGACCACAGAAGAAATTGAGCCAAAACCAACTTACTCAATCGCTGGTTGAGTTGTCGTCTCGCGTTCACGCTTTGTCAATGGCTACTGCCAACGACATGCAACGAACCAACATACTTCTCTTCACTTTGTTGAAGGAGTTGGGTAAGGTTGATGAGGTCAAATGCGAGTCATGTGATGTTATCAATCTCCGACCAATCATGGAAGGTATTGAGGTAAATCCAATGTGTGTTGAATGTGGCGCACGAATTGACCCACTACCCGAAGAAGCGTTCAAGGGTGAGATGTTGGACGACTCAGAGGAATAATTTAAACGACAAAAGTAATGTGGTGTTATCATGCGATTCATTGTAGGTTCAAGCGAAGTCTCCGAAGTTGAAACCGCCGTTAGCGAACACGGTGGTGATTCGGTTTATTGGCTAACCGATAGCACCAATGAGCGAGCGGCCATGGCCGCTGGCCTTCCCCGAAACCACATCCTCTCAATTCAAAATCTCCAAAGCATGAAGAATGCTCTTGAGGTTCTTGGTGAAGGATGGAGCGAATACAGCGCAAAACCAGCCGCCAAGCCAAAAGCCAAGAAATCGGCCAAAAAGGGCGAAGAGTAAGCCTTATAAGCCTTCAAACCTATGGTAAAACATGGGCGAGACTAAGCGCACTTCAACATACGACCCGACTAAGGTCACGAAAGATTTGGTTCTTCGCGTGAGCAAGTCGTCATACAACAACTACGCCATGTGTCCCCGCCAATACTGGTGGAACAAAATCGCCCTGCCCGACATGGACATTCCTTCCAGCGAGGCCGCTATCCGTGGGACAGCCATTCACCAAGTCATGGAGGACGGACTTCGTGAGGTTTCCGAGGATAAGAAGGCAAACATTGTTCACCAAATCAACAGCGATTTGTCCGTTGTTTTTGACCGACACGCTATCGCCCAAGGTGTGCAAACCGAGGCTGGCGTGGACGCCATGCGTGAAATCCTTGAAGCGATTGCCGAGGAATGGGGACACATTGAGATTGTGGAGTTGGAGGATAAGCATGTTCACCCCTACACAATCAGCGTCTTGACCGACGATGGGGAAATCCACTATCCTGTTGAGTTGGTGGGTATGATTGACGGTGTGTTCCGACACCCCGATGGACACCTTGTCGTCGTTGAGTTGAAGACGGGCAACGCCAACCAAAGCAAACTTTCACGGACTCGTGGCGAGTTGTGCTTTTACCGCAAATTGCTTATGCTCAAGGGCTACGATGAACCGACCCACTTTTTGACGATTTTCCCCGATGCCGACAACCCCGACTTTCTTATGTCGTTGATGGGTAAGCGCAACACCGAGGTCTATATGGGAGACTCACAGGGCTTGGCTGTCTATGAAGTGGTAGGCAAGCGGAGCATCACCGCCATGGAGAAAAAGTTAAGCAACGCCGTTCACGGTATTATGACTCAAGAGTGGCCTATCAAGTGGAATGATTACTTTTGCACTCAATGGTGCGAATTTCATTTGTCATGCAACGAAGAATTGTTAGGGATTGGTGAAGCAATATGAAGGAATGCGAGAAGTGTAGTAGCAAAAATATGCAAGTTGAAGTTATGTGGTTCGTAGCAGGTCAACAAGGTAAGCCCCCAAAACAACTGGATGTAGCCGAGTGCAAGGATTGTGGACACCGATGGACGCTGGACTGAGAAATGAGATTTTGTGCGGCGATGTGTTGGACAGACTCGCTGGACTGCCGGACGAGTCCGTAGACATCGTGGTGACAAGTCCCCCTTACAACCTCAAGACTTCAACCGGAAACGGCATGAAGGATGGAAGGGGTAGCAAGTGGACTTCCGCTGACAAAGGTTTGCGTGAAGGCTACGCAAAACATAACGATTCTATGAACCGAGAGGACTACATCAATTGGATGAACAAGGTTTTATCGGAAATCTTTCGTGTTTTGAAGCCCGAAGGTGCGTTGTTTTTCAACCACAAATTTCGTGTGCAGGGGGGCTTAATGGAAGGACACCCGTTCCTTGAAGGTTTTAATGTGAGACAGATGATTATTTGGGCAAGGTCGGGTGGTTTCAATTTCAATGCCGGTTATTTCGTTCCTACATACGAAGTCGTTTATTTGATGCCAAAGACACCAAAGGGAAAAAACTCTTTCAAATTAAAGAAGGGAGCAAACAAAATCGGTGATGTTTGGAGAATACATCAAGAAACCAACAACCCTCACCCTGCACCTTTTCCTGTGGGCTTGGTGGACAACATTTTGCTTTCATGTGAAGGTAGTGTCGTTCTTGACCCTTTCGGCGGTTCGGGAACGGTGGGTGTTTCGGCTATTAAGAACGGATGGGACTACATTTTGATTGACAATAGCGAGGACTATTGCAGAATGGCTGAAAACAGAATCAATTCGGAGGTGGCTCAAAGTGAAAATGAATGGCTTTGAAACAAACCTTCTCCCCTTCCCCCGTGAGATGGGACTCAAGCGTTCTTTGTGCAAGAGCCGACAACAACTCCGAACATACATCGGAAAACTTAACGGCAAAAGTAATCTTTACACATCCCTTTATTCGTTCCAAGATGTGGAGCGAACAAAGCCGTGGAAGGTTGATACGACGACGGCGATAATTGACCGTGCATGGTGGGACTTTGACGCTGGTGAACGAGGAAACATTGAACAGGTCAAGAGCGATGTTCGTGAATTACTCACCCGTCTTGATGGAGATTGCAGAGTTGTTGCCACGGGTCGCGGATTTCATGTTCATCAGTTATTTTCACGACCAGTTGTGGGAAGAGATTTTAATTCTCATTTACAGCGATACCAAAGAAGAATGAGCGAAGGGCTTGCTACATTGGACGGTTTTGCTTTTCCTGCAAAACTGACCCGCTTGCCGAACACATACAATGTCACACGCAAACGATGGGCTGTCGTCATCCCACCGAATGCTCTTTTCCTTGATGATTTCAAAATCCCATCTCGTCCCGTGACAGACTACAAAGAACACTGTCCGTTCTTTGGGCGACCAAACGAAAGCACCTTTGACATCGTTATGTGGGTCAACAACAATCCACCCCCGAAGGTTGAGATGCAACCATTCACGGGCGATGTAGGTTCGGCTGGTGATGTCCCCCTCATGCCCTGTTTGGAGAAGGCTGTCAACGCATCAAGCCCAACACACGAAGTCCGTGTGGCTTTGGTTCAACACATGAGCCAAGAGTTGCGATGGTTTGCAGACCCGACGAGCCTAAGCCAAGAGCAACGGAATGAGATTGAGGAAACAATCTTTTCTTATCTTAAAAGTCTTAATTGGGATAACTGGAATGAATACCGAAGCCGACAGGGAATACGAACCAACATCGGCTACGCTAACGCTCCTTCTTGCCGATGGTTCAACCTGCGTGGGATGTGCGAAGGCAAATGCTGGCGTTATGATGGAACGATAGGTGATTGATATGGAGACTAAACCACACATTGGAGATGTTATTTTTAAAATTATTATGACCCCGTGGTATATGTTGGTTTTGGGATTAGAGTTTTTATGCTTGGCAATAAGTCCATTTTTATTTTTGGCGGCTATGTATTCATTACCCATTGACATCTTGCTATTCCCCTTCGTTAAGAAAAAGTGGGGAGCAACTAAGTGGGTGTATGAAGGTTTGTTCATGCTGATTTGGGACGGAACGATTAGGGACATTAAAGAAATCAATCAATGGTATGACACGATATATTGATAAAACGAAGGTATGATTCATCACCATGCTTCTCATAGACCACCGTGAAAACCCAAAACTGATTCACAAATTGCTCGTCAAGTTGGGAGATGCAGATAAGGACGAAAGAGGACACGCCCGAACCTTGCAGATGACGAGCGGGGATTATGTGCTTGGTGATTGGGGAATAGAGGCAAAAGAAATCAACGACCTTTATCGCTCCATCCTCGGCATCGGACGCTCACGAACAATTGTCGCCCAACTCACCGACCTATGCGAATCGTTTGAGAAGCCGTTCCTCGTGGTCTATAACACAGAGTTGAAGCCTTGGTTCCACGGACGAAGGCCTTCGGCCCGTGAGACATCCGAAGAACGACGCAAGATGGCGGCTGTCATCCATTCGTTCAAGTTGACGATGCACCAACGCTTTCCCAAGTTGCACTTCCTCCAACTGACGACGATGGACGACTTCGTGGAATGGCTTTACATGAATCATCGTCAAACTCTTATCGCAAAAGTAAAACCACCGAAGGCACACAAGCCGGAACAGGTTGTTCTTGAAGAGACTGATGATAGGATAAAAGCATTGATGGGGTGCGGCATCTCACGAGAACAGTCCGTCGCTCTGCTTGAACACTATGGCTCAATCAGCGTTCTCTTGCAGAAGAAAACCCGACAAAAAGAAATGACAAAAGTAAGTGGTATCACCCACAAACAGGCCAAGCGGGTATTGTCTTTACGCAAAAACTTCACTGATAAGGCGTGAAGCCCAAAGACGAGTTGCTAAACCCTTTGAGACTAAACCGTTGGAAGTTGACCGATACATTGTGAACCACGAGCGAAGAGAAGTTTGCGTCGTCGTCGCCTGTTGCTGGTGTTCTTTTCATCGTAATTTTAATTGTGTTTCCAACAGTTGATGCTCCACTTAGGCTCGCAGTCAGCATTGGGAACGATTGCTTTTCTTTGTTGCCGCTTAGAGTCATGGTCCGTGTGTTGCTGGCTCCTGTTTCCACGCACGACGCTTCAATAGTCAAAACTGCCTTGGTTGTCCCATTCCCACCGAGCGAGTAAAAGCCGCCCACCGTGAGGATTTCGTCGGACACATCGTCGGGGACTTTGACGCTCATAGTGTGGGTCTGTGTGAACCTGTTTGCGGATTCGGGATTTACAATTCCCGTGAAAACCATTCCTTCATCGGAAGTCAATGTTGTGGATGATGTCGCTTGCATGTTGTTTCCGATGCCGTCAACGGCTCGTTGTGTGTTCATCGGGGGTGGACTACGCTTCTGCCCAAGAATGCCAAAAGAAGAGTCGGAGACCCCATTTTCAAGGAAGTCCATACGACCCTTCGTGTTGCCATAAAGTGCGGAAGTGATTTGATTGCTGGTTAGATTCTTCAAGAACGCATCTTGGATGTCTTGACCCTTACCACCTTCAAGGATTTGCTGTGTGTCAACTTGTGATGTTCCAATTGGTCCGATAGGTTGCCCAACAGGAGGTCTGTTGCGGCGAGGTTTTTCACGAGAAGTGCCCCCTCCAACTTGACCACTTGAAGATTGTTGCCCACGACCACGGGAGACAGACGGGAACAGGTATGCTCCCAAGCCACCTTTGTCCTTGGTTTGGTCACGCTCAAGAATTAGAGATACATTTTCCACATTGCGACCGTCAACTCGCCATTGGATGTCGGTGATGACCATAGGTTCAGCCGCAAGGCCAAGTCCGCTATCGGTGAAGGTCACCGTAGTCGCCGGTCGCCATCTCACATCTTCCACGATATGCAACCGTGGACAATACCAAGAATTTCTCGCCCCCATCAATCCCGACATTTTGTCGTATTTTCGTGGTCCGATTGGGAATATTGAATCGGCGTTGGTTGCCGCCCATGCGCTTGGACCCATTTCTGTTATGTTGTGAGCGTTGTGTAGGATTCCCGAAGCCGTTGGGTCACCACATCGGTGATAGAGTAGTGATTTGAGGTAGTCCACATTTACCGATAAAGTAATTTTTGCACCCGAAGGTTTGTCAGCCCAATAGGTTGACGGTATGTCAATCTCATAAAATCCGTTTCTCTTAACATTGACAGTAGCAAACGACGATGACGCACCGGCAAGTGTTGGGGAATATGTGCTTGGGCCACCCGTGTGATTGGTGAAAGACGATAATGTAGTGGAAAAAGTTGGGTCTGTCAAACCAATCGTAAATTCAGCGTTTTCAATATCTGTGCCGGACTGATTATCTTTTAGGGCAACCCAAACCCGCAACTCGTTATTTGATGTATCACCGTTGGCAGGACAACCGCTTGGAATATGCACCACTTGAACAGCATGACTTACGCTGTGTGCGCCCCACCACCAAAAGTGTTTATCGTAGGTGTTAGTCGCATCTGCGGCTGTGTTCGCTATCGCTGTGTAGCCTTTGCCAAACCTATCACGGTAAAACCTGTCGCTTCCGTTCTGTCGTCCAAGGTTGCCGTCTAAGGCGTTGCACATGCCGCTCGCCAGCGTTCCCTGTTGTCCTGCCCAATCCCAATTCAATGAGGAAATAACGGGGGCGTAAGCGGGGCCGAGAACGGCATGTTGTGTGACACCACGCTCGCCGTGTCGTGTCGGGTCTGCGATGTAGCCGTATCGCCCCTTGTCCAACATTTTGTCGTCGTGGGTCAAATCTCTCATCACCTCTCCCTTGACCTTGATTGCTTTGGTTTTAGCCTTGAAGTATTCTTCTTTTGCCACGGCCTGTGCTTCTTCGTCAAAGGTGATTTCGGGAACCTCAACAATTTTCCAACGATATGTTTGGTTGAGGGTCGGGGCAGGGAAATCAGCAAATGATGAACCGTTGTTGTAATACACACGGACATTGGTGATTTGTCCCGACATCTGTGCATTCATTGAAGAGACGGTGAGGATGTCGCGATTCACGGCTTCACCAAGATTGTAGGTTGGGCGAATCTCCAACTTGTTATCGCGCCCCATTTGATATGTGATTGGCAACCGAATACTGTTTTCATATCCGAATCCAGTAGCCTCCACCGACTCTCGTAAGATGGAAAACAGAGATTTGCCTCCCCGTGCGTCATATGCAGCACCGAAGGAGTCAAAGTTGGCATCTGTGCCGTCAGTGGTTTGGTTGTTCGTCATTGGGATTGAACCATGGTCAAACCAGCACGAGATAGAGGACTGAGCAAGCCAAGTCTTTGAAAGATTCAGCGACCACAGGAAGCGAGCCTTGTCGCTCAACCAATATGTTCCAAGGTTGGGTGATACTACATGACCATCAACCCTCATCAAGAATCGCAGTGCGTATCGGGGACTTACACTTCCCACAATAATAACTTCATCAAATGCTCCTGTTGTTCCTGCTGAACCTGCGGCGTTGATAGCGAGGTTGGCTGTGCTTCCGTTGCTCTTGAGAACATCGTCCATCAACACACCTTCAAGGTATGCTTCTGCGTTTTCTGCACTTCGGTTGGTTCCAGCGTCGGATTCAAGGTAAATACCGTAAAGTTGTTGTGGTATGCTGATGCTGTCGCTGATTGCGACATCCTGTCGTGTGCTTCCAGTCTCGGCAAAAATCGTTGAGGTGTCAATTGTTATAGCCGTAGCAGTCACGGCTGTGATTTGAGCAACCCATTTTGCCGTCACATTTCGCACCCTCATACCGACCTCAACACCATCGTTCACGAAGTCGCCGCCGCTACATGTGATGATAAATGGGCTTGCCGTGGATGCCGTAGCCGAGGTTGCGCTCTCAACAACGGACGCATCTAACTTTCCATCATAAACATACCAAAAAATCTCAAATGATGGGTTCTGTGAGTTGACCCCACGACTTGCTTTGATTTTACCAAAACCGTTTTCGGGGAAGGAAGAAATCAACGACGAAGATGGTTTGGTTTCAATCACGGTATCGCCAGCATTGATGCTCCGGTTCAACTCACCGGATGCACCAATCCACTTTCGGAAGTTTTCGTGAAAGCCATATGGTGCTGCGTTGTTGTCGTTAGTGCTGGTTGACTCTAACCAGTAGTTGTCCATCAGCACAGGGAATCCGTGAAACTCCGTTTCGTAGTCGCCAACATTCCGTGTTCCTCCACTTCGCTGTCCGTAGGTTCCTCCGTTGATAAAAGTATTGAGGTTAAAGAATTTTGAACAATCATAAACCAAAAACGACCCTCCCTTGTTCTCCCAATCACGCAGCACCGATTCTCGGTGTCCTACCTCGGCTTTGCGGACAAATGGTCCTGTGGCAGTGTAGGTTTCATTTGCCGTAAAAGCAGATGTTGAGCAAGTGATTTCTTTTAGGCTCGTTCCGGTGATTCCCGAAATCGTGTGGATGCCGTCGTAGTTGTCCGAGTTGAAGATAATCACTTTATCCCCAACTGCCAAATCGGAAACGCCGCTATCGGAAGCCAATAACTTGAATTTGATTCCTCCACTTGCGTTGTTGATGGCGTTTCCCGAATATCCGTTAGTGAGTTGTAGTGTGTTGCCTGTTCCGAGTGGTGTTGACCAAGGAGCGTTAGTTGTTGGGTCCACTGACGAATCCAATTCCCACAAATCTAAGTCATCCCCAACTTTCAAGTCGGTGAATGCGTCATACGAGCCATCTTCTTTGAATTGGTCTGTAAAAGAAATAGATACTTCGTAGTTTTCTTTGACTGGTTTCATTAGCCCAAAAGTTTTCTTACGATACCCACCGTCAGCATCCGCATCTGCGTCGTTTCGCATATCCGCCCAATGCAACCATACATGCTTGTAGTCGTTGCTCGTGGAAAGCGTATAAACCGACTCTCCTGCCTCGTGGTCAATAGATAGACCCTTGACCCCTACAAGGTAGTAATTGCCGTCGTCAGCAGGGCTTATGTGGCCGTTGTAGGTAAAGGTGTCAATGAACCCATCGGAATTGATGACTTGACCCACCCCATGAGTCTCGGACGAATCAATGAAAGAGGACGAAACTTGAATGACATCGGAGTTTGCTGTGAATGCCGCTTGTGCTGTTCCAGCATCCACAAAAGAGAAGCCATAAACCCCAAAGTGTTTTTTGAACCAAGCCGACTTGGGTAAGTCTCGCATCCAAACGGCATGTTGGTCACGATACAACAGTTGAGAATTGTCATCGGTTGAAACAAACCCTTCTTCAAAGGTGTAGTCCACCGAGCGACCCGTGATGACAGGTGCGCTACCACTCGTCTTATCAGTTTTGACATAAAACTTTCCACCATCGGTAATGGTAGCCATGACAGTGTAAAATCCGGCAGGTGGGTCTGTCCCACTGTTGCCGTTTTCCGATACAGTAATGATGTCACCAACCTTGAGCAAGGTTCCGTCGCTCTTGGCTGGATGGACGCTAAATTGTAAAATATTGAAGCCGGACTCAGCACCAGTGGATGGGAAGGTGCTTCTGTCGCCCTCAAGGACACCCGAACCACCCGTAGCGTTTGGGACATAAGCGATTGCAGAAGAGGCGTATTCCAAACCCTGCGTCCCCGAAACACCAAACGGTGATGAGTCAATGGATGTAATTGTTTTACCGTTGGCGTTGTGGTTGACCGTTCCGTAAATGTCGGGTGTGTCGCTGGTTGTGTAGCCTGTTGAACCGTGGGCGAGAATAACTTGGGTCAATCCACCCGATGTTTTGTTGATGCCCTTAATTTTGTAGCCCAACCATTCGTTCTCAACACTGTTCGGACCTGCCGAATCCTCGTTGTTATACATTTGAATTGGGTGAGCCGTGTTGAGTTGTGTTCGCTGGTTGGTCAATTCTTTATAAGAAGTAGCCGATTCATACCCAATAGTGTTTTGTGATTCTCTAAGACGGGCCGCACCCATAAACATTGATTCGGACAACAAATCAACTTCACCTTGTCGTGAAAGCACTTGGTCGCTTTCTCCAAGACCTATTTGACCAATCTCCCAAGTGGATATTTGTCGGTCAAGCAAGGAAAGAGAATCGCGAGCGGTAATTTGAATTTGTCGTGTCCTTTCACTTGCCGATTGTGCGACATTGACTGTTTCAATAATTCCCGACCACAAAGGACGGTCAATGTTACTGCTAAACATGAGCAACCGCCAATCGGTTATGTCGTCGTTAGTGAACCAAGGCGTAAGGTTCTGTTCGGTATCGTCGTCAAAAATCGTGATGCTTGCTTGACTCACTCCGTTCACGGGCATAGTGCAAGTCCACGAGTTGACAGGAGCGGGAAGTAGCGTTCCATCGGGTATGTCAGTGAGAGGACGATAAAGAGCCACGCGGTCAATGAGCGTGGCGACGACCATGTTGTTGTAGGTTGCAGAAACACCCTTCACGAACAACTCCCATCCTGTCATTTCCGATGGAAGGAAAGCCGCAGAAGTCTGTGTGTTGTTAGCCATGGTATATCCCGAAGAGTAAGAACCAGCCGTGGGGTTGGTTGCCGTCACTTCTGTCCCGTCGTGATAAACCTTGAATTTATTATTGGTGTAATCTAACTTGAAGTCCAAGTCAAACCAAACATCGTCCGTTTCGTTTCCAACCTTGATTCCGGCAAGATACAATGCGTGATATTGACTGATGATTGCACTCAATCCTGTTCCGTCGTGTGGTTTGATTGTCCAATCAATGGCAGATACCCCACCGCCACTACCCGTTGTTCCCCAAGATGTATTTACCGGAAAACCAATTTTAAGGGTGTATTGAGCCTGTCCTGCTGATGGAGCGTTTTCATTGACTACACCTGCGGCAGAACCCATCATGGCTTGAACGCTCATACGAATTGTGAAGTAGTCCCCATCAGCCTTACTGTTAAGGTTGGATGGCGAAGCGACTACAGGTCGGAATTGACCGCTTGGTGTTTGATTGTCTAATTGATTGGCCGAGTCGTCTTTCATGTAAGTTGTAACAGCCAAAAAAGGCTTTTTTGAGGGTGATTTTATCGGAATAAAAATTGCTTCGGGTGTGTTTTCGTGTGTGGTTGCGTTTCCTGTTGTGCCGTCATAAGCACCCATTTGAATTCGCTCGCCCATCCACACACCCGTCAAATGACCATGTTGCATAAAGTCGGGTGCGACTCCCGATGATTGTCCCGCTTGTCCTTTGAACCAATTGCGACCACTCCATTCGTAGCGAGTCTGCCGACCATTTGTGGGGTCGGTGTCGCCAGTGGGGATGTAGTATTGAATAGAAGAGTCGGAAGAACCGCTAATAAGCATGTAAGCATCTGCGGTTGAAGCAACGCCTGTTTTGCCAAAACGGATTCTGTTCCCATTGACATTTGTGTTCGGGTATTGAATCTGTGAACGACCAGCCCAATAACTTCCTTTGCCCAAACGAATTTTATCAAAGGTTGCCCAACGAGCAACACCATCATTGCTCAAAGAAAAATCAGCATCGGTTGAAAATCTGCTCGCCGCAGAAGCCGTTGAATCACGGTCGTTGACGGCCCAACGATAGCGGGGATTCAAAGGTGCTTCGCCATTAAGGGTGTTTCCGTGGTGTGTATCAGTTGAGTTGTATGCTCCATCTGTGGAAGGAGCGTTAGCGTCGTCTGCAATCACGCGAGAACCAAGCCAATCCTCGTAGTAGCCAGCGAGCCAAAATCCATATTTGCTTGTGCCTGTTCTCGTCATTTCTTTCACTTCTCACTACGACGATTGGATGTTAAGTCCCAAACCGTTTAACTGTTCTATAACTTGCTTTGTGATTTCATTTGCTGCTTGACCCGTGGTCATACCGTTGAAATTGTTGGTCATAATAACTTCGGTAGTGTTGATAAGCGTTTCCACGCCTTTGTTCACTACTTGCTTCACCATGTCTCCTGTAATATTACCTTTACTCATACCGAAGAACATTTCTTCACGAGCGTTGCTAAACTCAAAGGCGGCTTCCTTTGCGGCCTCAATCGGACCAATGAAGTTTTCCTCTATGCCGCTTCCAAAGTTGCCAAAAGGATTATCAAAACTTTCTTCTTCTGCCATAGCACTCAATCTGTTGTTGAATTCGTCAATACTTGTGCTTGCTTTTGCTGCCTCTAAGATAGCACCGTGCATGTTTTCGGGTATTTTTTCCAACGCATCATTGTAGGCTGAAAGTGCGGCTTCTTCATCTCTGTCATAAAACGCCATTGGCGCACCGGCAAGCAAATTCACACCAAAGAAATCTTCTGCTGTTCTTCCAGCCGCCCCAGTTGGGAATTTACCAAACAAGAGGGGTGACCTTTTTTCAGCGTCTTGATACTCTTTTTCAGCATCCTGTAATGCTTTTACATTACCGAAAAATGCGTTTGCAGCCGAAGAGTCATCCAACAGAGCAGAAGATTGCCGTTCGGCAGCAATGTCTTGTTGAATGGAAAGTTGTTCTTCAAGCAGAGTCAATTCTTGGTTGAGTTGGTCAATGATAATCGGATTGGTGCTGTTTTTTAGACTATCTTTAATTTCTTTAATTTGATTTTCAGTGTCATTGACCTCTTGAACAATGTCAAGAATACTTTTATCGGTAAGGCTATTAGCAATATCGGAATACATTTCTTTGTTGAATGATACTGTTTTGTTAAGATTGTCAAATCCAGCCGCTAAATCATCGGTATCATCTTTTGCATTTCTCGTGGCACGCGACAAAGCCATGAAAGCGACACCAATCAAAAGGACTCCGCCAAGTGCCAAAGCAACTTTTCCAGCAGAAAGCGCAACACCTTTTAGGGCAATAGAAGTTTTTTGGGCTTGGACCTCAGTTTTTGCCATGCTACCGACTAAGGCCATAGATGCACTTGTAGCAGTGAACATTTGAAAGGTCATGGGGACCATTGAAAGCGTCATTAGCATCATGGAAGCCCTTGCTGCATCCTCGTTTTCCGAAAACATTGACATCATCATGCTTGCTCCACCAAGCGCACCGGAGACTTTCATAAATGCCATTTGAGTTGCCATTGCCGCATCCACTGTCAATTTGCTTTGTTCTTCAACGCCGTTCAATGCCTGTTGGAAAACTTTTAAAGAAGGTATCAACTTTCTAAGAGCCGCTTCGTCAAGACCATACGCCACAGCCAATTCTCGTGCGGCTTTCTCGGCTTGCTCCATAATTAGGTTGTTTTGGACCTCTGCGGAAGATTTTTGTCTTGTAATACCAATCAATTCAATGTGAGCGTTGCGTAGGATTTTTGCGGCTTCTGTTTCGCCTCCAATCGCTTGTGCGTTCATCAAAGAGAAAATAACACGCTCCCCTTCTTGTGAAAGTTGTTGATTGACTAATTTCAATTGTGTTTTTTTGTTTTCCATCTGTGTTTTTTCTATTTGCGTAAAAGGTATGTTAAGCGCACCTCTTCTTTGCTCAATGTTTAAAATTTGCTGCTCCAATACAGACCGTATTTGTAGGTTTTCAAGGTTAGATTCATTTAGTATTTTTTCGGCCTTAGCGTGAATAAAGTGTGTGCTTTTGTAATTCATCAAACGCTGTGCCGTCATTCCTTCTTTTTCAGCCAACTTACCTGCCGCAGCGATATAAGCCTGTTCTCGTGTCATCAATTGTAAATTGTTTTGTGTAATGGTTTTTTTTCTCAATAAAATTTGAAGGTGTCTGTCCTCGGTAAAAAGGGAATCCTGTTCCTTTCTGTTTAATACTCCTTGAATTTCCAGTTGGTTCTTTTTGTTTTGTAATGTAGCGAGGCCCCTTTCCAACGATTGTCGTTGAGTAAATAGGGCTTGTTGATTGTTTGTCACTTCGCCTTGTGATAGTTGCATTGCACGCTGTCGTGCGTCCGTAGCAGTTTTATCCATCCGTAGTTGAGATACGGCTAACATTGCCCTTCTGTTCTCTATTGCAGCCGTCGCTTGTATTGAGCCTAAGTTGGCACGAACCATTTCACCCTGTCGTCCATAAGCACTTGCGTTCACAAGCGATTGTCCTCCGATGGCACGCTGGATTTGCAGTTGTGTTTGGAGGGAAACCGTGAGGCTCATCATGTTAAGATTGGCTTCAATCATAGGAGCAAAAATCTGTCCCATCTGTTGTGCATTAACAATAACACCCGAAAGCATCCTTATGAAAGAACCATCCAATCCTGCCTCTTGCCCCATAGCAGCAAACTCTTCGTTTAACGATGCCTGTGCGTTTGTGGCACGAATTACGGCTGGTGTGAACATACCACCAACCAACGCTTTTGCGTCAGTTAGTCGTGATTGTGCTTGTTGTAAAAGGAAAGCGTTGTCCTCAAATCGCTTATTCAATTCGGTTTGTGCTGTGTCTAACTCTTGAACAGCCATTGTTTGAAGTTGAACAGAGCGATTATACCCTTCTATCAACTTGATAGCACGAACATAGTGGTCGTTTCCAGCGATTGCCTGTGCAATTTCCATTTTGGCTGATGCTTGTTGCTCAACAGCCAGTTTTGATATTGCTGACGAAACATCACCTATAATTTCTTCCATTGACCGAAGTTGGTCGTTGGAATCTTTTGTGGCGATTCCGTATTTTTGTAAAATTTCGGCGTTGTTTCCTGTGTCAGCACCAAGCCGAGCATACATCATTTTGAGCGCACGACCAGCCTTACCTTGTTCTTCACCGGCTTCAATCAGTGTGGCTGATGCTGCTGCCATAAAAGTAATTTCGTCGCCAGCCAACCGAGCCGACGAAGCAAACTGGTTCATTACGAAAGTAATTTGAGACATCGTAGCAGAAGAACGATTTTCAACTGTGTTTAGTTGATTCAACAACTTGATGCTGTTCGCCCTAATTATGTTGGCTTTTTCTTCGGCTTCCAACCTGTTGAATTGCTTTTCCGTCAATTCTCCAAACATAAATCCTGTCTGTTGTTGTAGCGAAATCATCTTACGCATTGCTTCTTCCGTTTGCATACCACCGACCATACCGAAGGCGATACCAACTTGAGTTGCGGCGGGAATAGCGGCCCCACCACCAACGACGGAAGAAAGTTGTGCCATCCTTGAACCGGCGGCAAGTGCTTGGTCGGCAGTGAATCCGAATTGTGTTCCAAGATTTTCAATTTGTCCAGCAAGGAGGTCTGCGTCATCCCCCGATGCAACGAATTTTTCAAACTCAATGCGAGCAAAACCAATCTCTTGAGCAAGGGGAACGGTGCTATCAACAAGCATCCCTATTTGTTCGCCTATTAGCCCAACACCTTCTGTGATACCCGACAAACCGTCAAGAACCAAACCTTGAAGAACAGTGATTTTGGCTTGTGCGTCACCAATCAATCGTGTCGCTTGGAAAGAACCGACGACATCAAAGAAAATACGGGATGCACCAGCCCGAAGAACGAGCATCGTCATTGTGGCAAAAAGAAGCACCACGGGCATTAAGGATAGGAATAACTCTTCTATCAACTTGAACCCTCTCTCAACTATTTGCTACGCTGTATGGGCAAGCCTAAGCCGCCTAACAAGGACACCGTTTCGTTGTCGTTTAATAATTGGCGTTGTTGTCTCCGTTGTTTTAAGCGGGATGCCATACTTTTGCCGTCAAACTTTTTCTTGGCGTTGTTTGTTGCTTCGGATATTTTGTCATTCATATCCATAGCCACAAGCAGGTCAAGCGTCATGCGCTCTTGACCGCCTTCGCAGTCATACCTATCCCACAAATCCGAGGGTAGCGTCCCTTTGTATGCCATACAAAGCGTTGGTGCTACTCGGAAGAATTGTCCAAAGGGGGCGCACCATCGGGGTCATCTCCCCGAACAAAGCCCAAAATCATCCGCAATTCTTCACTGGTCAACGAGTCAATATCAAAGTCCTTTGGCTCAATGATTGAGCGAGGAATCCATTCACGCATTTGAGATTCAAGACCTGCTCCCTCTTGCTCCAATGCGTCAGCAAACTGCTTCTGTTGTTCGTCAGTCCATTCGGATGTGTCTAAACCAAAGTGTATGTGTTCGCGAAAAACCTTCGCTTGGATGTTTTCAATCCGTAGTTTGGTCATACCACCTGCTTGTCGGCAGGTGATTTTTGTTCCGTCGTCTAATTCAAACTCTTTTGTCAATACTGGCATACTTTTCTCACTTCTCTTTCCTTTTAGGGGAATACTATACTTATGCTATAATCGCAACAACTGTGCAAATCACGGTGTTACTGTCTTTCTTTCTGCTTGTGGACGCATTGATAATGATGTCGTCGTTTGCGATTGCGGCTCGCAGGGCCGTGGTCACGGCTGATGCCGTTCCTTCAAATGATAATACCGTTAGTTTGGTTTTGTCGGGAATCGCAGTGCCGCCGTTGTTAGCCAACCAAATCACCTCAATAAGCGGATGATTGAGCGTTCTTCATAACAACATCCATCATCTTGCTGTCGTTGGGGCTGAAAAGAGCAATGAACGGCACAGTCATGGTCTGCGTGTCACGACCCGACACATTGGCATCGGGAGCCTCAAAGCGGATTTTGTAAAAGTTGAAGGTGACAACATCAGCAGTGCTTTCGTCGCCAAACTGAACCTTCAATTCAACGCCGCTTCCGCTTAATTCCAAACCGTCTGCGGCTGTCAATTCAGCGTATGTCGGCTCACTTTCAACGGCGGTGTGAATAATCTTGTTAAACTCAATACTTCCGGAAATTTCACGGCGTTGGAACGGAGGAAGGCGGGTGTAGGTTGCATCGCCAAGACCACAAGCGTTGTCTCCATCACGGTTCATGTTGATGTCAAAGGAGATGGACTTCACAAGGTTAGAAGCGGTAGCGTCTCCATTGAAGAAAACCTTTGCGTCAGCGAAGTAAAGAGGGTCGTTGGTGTTGAAGGATGGACTGGATGCACCAATAGTAGCAAGTCCGCTTTCTGCTTTACCCATAAAAGAAGCAGAAATCATAGCGTATTCGTTGATGTTTGCGCTCACGGACATGCTATCAACAGCAATGCCCGTGTAGGTGTGTTCTTTTTCTTCACGACCAACAAGCATCGTAAATGAGCGGTCTGTTCCGGCTTCGGTGAAAGTGTGGCTGTAAGTTGGGCTTGAGCCAGTCACCGTGTCGGTTGGGAAAAGTCCAGTCAAAACCGTTCCCAAAAAGTTGTCAGCGAGCATAGCCATGTTAATATCGCCTTCGGAAAACTCCTTGCCCGTGTTGGACTTGGCCGTTCCGTATCGGCTCATGTCTGTGCGTTGCATCACTTCGTAAGTGTGTTTGATGGACTCGTCGTCAACTTCTCCAAAAACATATCCGCTTGTTGGGTCTGTTCCGTAGGTTGTTTCTTTAACAATCCCTACATATCGGTTGTTGAATCCGCTCATGGTATCACCTTCTCGGTGTTTAGACTACCAATGGGTTGATATTTAAGCGTTTCATCGGTGTCGCATATTCAAACGACGCATGTAGGTCAGTGTTAGCAAATGTGTGCAAATCGTGACCTCGTCATCCATGCGGGACTGCAATTGTAAATCGTATTCAAAAAGACTGTCCGTTGTTCCGTTCAAACCTGTTGTCGTATATAACTCGTCAAAACATTCCCCGACAATGTTCAACCCCAAACGGTATGCGTCCTCGTAAGTGGTTCCACGAGTAGTCACATAGATGAGAACATCGTATTCTTGGTCAATGCGTCCACCACCGAGGGCGGCAAAGGTCGGTGAACCAAGCCCACGCAACAACACATGAATAAATGGTGGGATGCTACGAGTAAGCATTTCCTGTGAGATGTCATAACCGTATCGGATTGAGCCAGCGTCAAGATGAGTTTTTAGGTGCGCCCTGCGGCTATTCCGTAAGTTTTCAACGATGGATAAGCCCATACGAAGCAGGGTGTCAGTAGCCAAGTCGGAGGGGGCCAACTCAAGCGGGGAAAAAGCACCCATGTCAGTTGCATATACCGAGGCCCACTTGATGGTTCCGCTATTGTTTCCCCAAGCGATGTTTCGGCTTGAGCCGGATGCGCCAGCAACTGATAGATAGACCGTTTGTGCGTCGTCGTCCTCAATCATTTCACGCAGATACAGACGAGCGTTGCCCGAAGCATCAAGTGTTAGTCGGAGAGCGAGAGGCACAGGATTTTCCTCAGCCATTAGTGGGTCAAGGTCAACGCTGGTTACTGTCGTAGCACCAACCAACTTTACTTTTGTCCCAAAAGCCTTTACCTCCACTTTCTTTGTTCCGTTGTCCAAAGACATAAGGATTTCATCGTTGCTTGGGGTGCTGGTGTATTGAAGCACCGTAAAAAGCGTATAAGCGTTGGTTGTGGGCGTCACATTGTATCGGGCATCCGACACCACCCAAAACTTATCCACTTCGCTTGCGCCGCTTCCTGTGGCCGTCCAAGGGTTATTGTTTTCACCCGTAGGGGATGTAGGGTTTTCACCGTTCAAACGGTGATTCCAAAACTGTTCTGTTGTTGCTATTGCCATAATTAAAACACCAACTCTCTTTCCACTTCTTTCTTAATTATACGATTAAAGAAGTTGGAGGCATGAGAAATGTATTCTGTTCCCTTGATGCCTACAAAATCAGCACTACCACCTTTTCCATACCATGCTGTCGGTCCCTTGGCTCGTCCAATTTGACGACCATGTTCTTTTGCACCGGGACTTGCTTTGAAAGAAAATGTTCTTGGATTTATGCCTTCTTCAACGGCTTGACCAATGTTAAATGTGCCACCATTGTCGTCGGGACTCGTATGAACACCGAAGCCGATTTCTCCACCGTGGATTCTTGGTCCACGGCTACCGAACATGGCTTCCAATGTAATTTCATCGCCACGGATTTCTGCTTTTCTTTCCGCCCCTTTGCTGTAATCCAAGGAGTTAGCGACTTTCTTTGCCTGTGGGGTTTGAAATGTCAAGGAACGCAAGTATCTATCGGTTTCTCTTTTTGTTTGGTCAAAAGCCCTTCCCGAACCCCTAAACATAGCATCTGCGATAACCTTTTCAGCATCGCGCATAGCCATATTAAACTCTCGTGTATCAACACGAATACGGGTTGAACCACCACCGCCTGTTGTAACCTTTGTCATTGGTTCAATGTGGAGGCCACGCATTAGTCAACACTCCCCAAGTGAGCCAATCGGTGAAGGTTATCAAATCCACGCTCTCTTAGGTAGTTGGCACGCACCGACCCATCGTTGTTGGCGGTTTGAAAAACGGCTTCATCTTCAAGATAGTAGGAAGCAGCAATATCCGCACAAATTTCACGGAGTATGTGAGCCATTTCGCCCTCTTGAACCTTAACACCGGTTGCGTGGTCAAAAGAGATACCGGTGCATCCTGTTAAGTCGTTGGAGGATTTACCAGTCCATTTAAAGGAATCACCGTTAATGTTGCCATTTCCAGCAGTTGAGAATCCTGTTGCACTTGTCAATGTAATAGTTGTTGCACCCGCACTTACATTTCCGTCAAGAGTTGTTTCGGCCATGTAATTGCTTGGGACATCTCTTCCGTAGTCACGAAACATTTGGTCAATATCAATACCAGCACGGCGAAGCACGCTGATTAGTCGGTTATTTGCTCGCTGTCTTTGTGCGCTATCAAGAGCAAGACGGGAGCCAACATCGGTTGTTTCGGCGTAGGACATATCACATCACACCCTGCACATCAACACCAAGGGAAGCGAACAGAGCGATAGCGGCATATTTGAGATACTTTGCCATGGTGGACAATTCAAGAACGGCTTGCTCAAGCAAACGGGTTCTTTCTTCCAGCGAATCTATTCGCTCATCGGGTGTCATTCTTCTTCGCCTTCCAACTTGTCAATTGTTTCTTTGACCTTATCAACCACTTCGTCAGCAACATCAAGGACTTCATCAAGTGTGACTTTTCCGTCGGCTTTCATTTCCTTCCACTTTCCAAGCAACCACTTTCCGGCAGCAGCAAGAATTAGTAAATCAACCAAAATAGCAGTTGCTATGAGCAGCATTGTTTCAATTTCCATATTTTCAATCTCCTTTGTAAAGCACTTCTTTTGCACAGGATAGAGGAATAACAGTGAAATGACGCGATTCTCCTATCCGATAAATCTTGTAGCCATGCGGTGTCTCTTCAATGTTCACATTAGTGTAGCACCTTTCCGGTGGCTGATACACAATTTTTCCTTTTCTTTTACTCATTTTTTTTCACCTTTTTCTTAAAAATACTGTTCGTCACAATTTGTTGTTTCATCACTTTTTCCACATATTCATCAAGCCATTTATCCATGTTTTCACCTCATGCAAATAATCCAAGAGCCTGTAATGCCGCTATAATTGAATCAAGGCTTGTTTGTAATGCTACTTCGTTGACACTTGCACCAACCGGATTGAAACCTGCTGCTGCGGGGTCCACTACGCTCTGTTGTGCTACCGGCGTAGCCCCTAAGAAGCCGATTTGCTTCGCTCCCGATGCGCTATTGGAGGCTCGCTTGAGCGTAAGCAAAGAATCCGAAGCCGCAACCAAGTGGTTGCCTGCTAAGTTGCCAAATGCTATGTCTAATTGTCCTGCGTCTCGCTGTCCGATTTGAAATAGTGGGGCGTCAATTGTCGTCCCATCAACTGGGGTTGAGTTATCGTTTTGAATTTGAAGGTGACCAAAATTGTTTATACGGAGATTTCCCCCGTTTCCTTGAAATCGGAATGGGAAGTTGCCTGTGCCAACAGCATGAATGGTGTTTCCGGGCGTATTCGTGCCGATACCCAAACGGTTGTTTGCATCATCCCAATGCAGGTTTGCATCGTCCGAATCAAAAGCCGAGCCGTCGCTAAATTGGATAGAGCCAGCCGCACCCGATGGCGTTCCTCCGCCAGCAGGTAAGTCCACCCATGAAAGGGTTCCAGCCCCGTCCGTTTGCAGGATTTGGTTAGTTGCGCCATCAACGCGTGGGGCTGTTCCGGGGAAGGTAAGAATTTCCTTGATTTCTCCCCATGTCGCTTGAACATCGCCCTCTCCGCTACGGAAGAACAACGGCGTTTCATCCACACTACGAGAAGAGGTTGAAGCGTCGGAAAATATCTGCCATGCTCTATAACTGTCCGACCAGCCTTTCATGGTCATAACAGAATCCCAAGAGGTTGGGGAGCCTGTTATGTCGTCGGTGAAGTCAAACGACACGGCTTTATCTTGAAAATCAGCAGGTGGAACATCTCCATCGTCCCTTGAATCACGAATGCGAAGTTGGTTCACGCCACCATTTCGGCCAACCTTGATACCCTCACCCCGAATCCACTCCTTGACCTCGGTAAAGGTGATTTTGCGGTTTGTTCCGTTTGCCCCATCGTCAAGCAAAAGCAAGTCTGCGTCAGCAATTGCCGTGTTAGCAGTTAAGGCTGAAATGTTAATCGTATTTCCATCTGCACCTGCTGGACCTGCTGGCCCTGTCGGTCCGGTTGCACCTGCCGCACCATCGGAGCCGTCTGCTCCATCAGCACCGGCTGGTCCCGTTGCTCCTTGTGGGCCTTGTGGTCCCGCCGGTCCTTGCGCTCCGCTACCGCTAACTTCGCTTGAGCCGAGATACAACTTGTTGCTGTCGGTGCTGTTCAACCATAGCGTGTTTGCGGTGACGCCGCCGGGATTGCTGGATTGTGGATTTAATTCAAGTCCTGTTGGGTCAATCAATCCGTCCACATCTAATTTTCCCGTAATGTGAAAGTTTCCATTAACCTTGGGCATCGGTCCCGAAGCGTTTCGTGGGCTTCGGTAAATCCCCGGAGAGATTTGACTAAAAGACCATGTTCCCCTTACCTTTGGGGTTTTCATTGAACGAATATCGGCTCCTTGGTCATCGGCGGCTACCGGTCCTTTCAAAACTACGCCATCGTTAATTTCAAATTCTTCAACGGAAATATAGGTGTTATCGCTCATCAAAATTTTATCACCTGCGGTATTTGCATTTAAGACAATTTTTCGGTAATAAGCATCTATGAATCCAGTTGGCATACTACTTGCCCCTGCTGTTGGAATATGAAACCCACTGGTTGTGGCGGTAAATTCCGTTGTTGAAAGGCCGAAGTCAATACTCGTGCTGGCAATAGAAAATGCAGTAAAAGAAAAAACTTTGAGCCTGTCGTTATCCACTAAATCACCATCGGGTGAAAAATTTGTTGATGTGGAAATGGTAAAGGAATCAAAGGTGGCTTTACCACTTGTTCCCGTTGGTGCGACATAATCCGGTGCAAACTGACCACCCCCGATAACCACTATTGGATGTGGGCCATCGTCAAACTTTGTGACAGGAGTGGATAAACCAGTCATTTCAAAGGTAATACCTGTGGCGTTTCCGCTATCACCAATTAACACAAATCGTTCGTTGTATGTTTTGTAAGAACCAAAAAAGTTAGGGGATGCCCCGTGTTGAAAAATAATTTTATTTCCAGCACTCGGAACAATAGTTTTATTGAGAAACAAACCCTTGACTCTCATATTGACACCCATAGTAAGGGTGTGTGCAAAAGAGGATTCAAGGATAATTTCATCAACAGAAAAGGCTGTGGCTGGCAAGACTATATCCCACACACAATTTTGCTGTCCCAAATTGTCAAAGATGATAACATCACCTGCGGCTGGCGTTCCGCTTGGATTCCAATTCGCTGCTGTGCTTGCGAGCGTGGAAGAAGCACCGACCCATTGATAATTAGTCATGTTTAGAGCCTCGTCTTGGTTTGGCTAAACTTTACAGCCGTTCCGCCAACCTCCGAGACAAGAGCAAGCATTTCTTCTCCACGCTTCATAAATCCCCGCATTTGTGCGGTTAATCGTATGTCTTGCTGTTTTCGCTCGTTCTCGTTGACATAGGAAGGAATTGTATCAATCATAACCTGCAAACAATCGGCACACACCAAAGCCTTAATTGCTGATTCTTTTTGCGCTGTCGTAACAACATTTGTTGAATCTTCTGCAAGAAACGCATTGTTGCGGGCAGATTTGTTGACTTGTTCTGTTCGCATACTGATATATTCAGTTATGGTTGCGTCGTTCAAGCCTCGTGGTCTGTTTAGCAAATCCCGAATGTTGTCAGTTGTGACAGTCATTCTTCTTCACCCAATTGATTTACAGGCCATTTGTCGTTAAAGTCTTTGGGGACATCAATGACTTCCACGCCTTCGGGTGCAACTGGTGTGCGTCCAAGAACAAAAACCAACTTGGTTTCAATGATTTCCTTTGCCATTCGGCTATCGGGAATCCAAACAGTGTCTTTGGTTGTTATCAAAGAAATGGGGTTATTGGGCTTACGAGATGCAGGTTTCGCCAATCGGACAAGCCAACCGTTTGATGATAACCAATATTCAAGACGGTGTTTAAGGTCTGCTACCTTAGCACCTTTAGGGACTTGAATTCCTTTTTTGTTGAGTTGTTTTACTAATTTTGCACGCTCGCTCATGCCTTCTTCTCCTTCTTTGCTTTACTGGTCTTTTTCTTAGCAGGTGCTTTTGCCTTCTTTTGCAGAAGGTATCGGTTTGAATCGGCATCCCAACGGTAAATATCACCGTTTTTGTCGGTCCATTCTTCAAGCATGAAGAATCAACCTCAGTTGCCTTCAATGTATTTGATGAAAAGAC